TAACTAAAGATGGTAAAGCTTTTCCTGATTTAGCTAAATATGATTTACCAGAAGTTTCTAGAGAAAAACTTGCTGCTTATTTAGGTACAAGTATGACAGATAGACAGATAATGGTAAGAGATAAATGGGGTAGTTCTGATTTATCAGATGCTGATGATGAAGGACAAGGTTCTGCTCTTAAAGATTTAGGATATACAGCACAAGAATTTAAGAGTGAAGTACTTAATGCTAATAAATCTGAATCAGCTATTACTACAGGTGGTATGGCACAAAATGGTCCTAAAGCAGGAATGATTGTATTAGAAGTATTAGATAAGAAGAAAGAAGGTAAAAAGAAACCTAGAAAAGTTCTCATTACAACTAATTCAGAAATGGAAGCTATTTTTAGTCCTGTTCAGAAATCATATGAAAATATTCGTAATTTTAGAACAGGTATAGTTCCAGTAGGTTTATCTATTGATGGTAGACAAGTAGGTTTAAAAAATACTCCTTATGCTGTTAAAAATCCAAATAATGGTAAATGGGAATATAAGTGGACATTACATGAAGGTTATATTAATGATGATAAAAGTTTTACACCAATAAATGAGGTTTTACTTCAAGATGTAGGTCGTAAACAAATCAATAGATTACAAAGATCTAATTGGATTAATTCTCAAGTAGGATATACTAAAACAGCTTCTCCAGGCTCTTAATATTATAATATGCCAAAAAGAACTATTACAGATACTGTAACAGGACAAAAGGTTCCTGTTAGAACTCAATCATCTTTATTAGATCAAGTCGTATATGGTGCTCCAGATGGAGGACCATCTTTATTAGATGAAGTTGTATATGGTAGAGATATGTTTATGAATCAAGAACCTCAAGCTGCTGGAAGATTTGGTGTAGGGGAAAGTAAACATGATTGGGGTATTAAATATGAAGATATAGATAATCTTGGTGATAGAAGAGCAAGAGCACAAACTGTTGGAGAACAGTTCGGTGCTTTTTTAAATCAAGCGATTATTGGTGAAATTATAGGTGGTACTATTGAAGGTACAGGTTATCTATTAGATTTATCAACCTATGGTAAATTATTAAATGGTACTGAACAAGAGTTTGGTAATTGGTTTAGTGATATAGGGAAATCTATGCGCACATGGGCTGAGGAAAAAACTCCTGTATATACTCATTCTCAACAAAATAAATTTGCTCCTAGTCATTGGTCATGGTGGATGAAAAATGGTAAATCTGTTGCTTCTACTTTATCATTAATGATACCTGCAGCTGGAGCTGTTAGAGGTGTTTCAATGATAGGTAAAGCATTAGGTTTTGCTGGTAAAATAAAACCTATGGCTAGTTGGATTGGTCGAGGTTTAAGTCAAGCTGTTGTATCACGTCATATGGAAAATATGATGGAAGCTTCTGGTGTACAAGAAGAAATGTATGATCGAGGTATAAAAAAAGGTATGTCTCATGATCAAGCAACAGAGTATGCAGCAAGAGCTGCTTCAAAAACTTATGCATTAGATTGGGGTATGATCTTACAAGATATTCCTCAATATTTATTATTAAATAAAACATTTGGTAAAGCTACAAGTGGTTTAGCTCAGAAGTCTTTAAAAGGAGCTGCAGCTATGGGTCATAAGCTTACTCCTATTATTAAAAGTAAATCAGCTGCTATAGCTTGGGATATGATGACTGAAGGTTTTGAAGAAGGTTATCAATTTATTGCTGCTGAAGAAGCTAAATATTTATCAGATAAAATAGAAGATCCTACTAGTACTAGTTCATTTGATACTAGGTTAAATAAATATCTTAAAGATGGTGAGTTTTGGACTAATGTAGCAATGGGTGCATTAGGAGCTGGTGTTATGCAAACAGCAGGGAAAGCCATTAATGATTTAATTCAGGGTGGTGATCCTCAGGTTAAATTAGCTAAAAGTTTTACTAGTAAAGTTTCACATGCTGTACAACAAATACAATTTGCAGATATAACTGGTAAAGAATCTTTAAAAAGAGCAGCTATAACTAATCTTGAAACTGCTTTATTTGAACATGGTGCTTCTGTAGGTAGGATGGATTATGTTAAAGAATTTATCAAAAAGTCAGGTAATCCAAGTTCTGAAGATATGGTTAATTTAGGTATTGATGCAACTGAACTTGAAACATTACAATTGAATCAAAATGAAATACTTAAACATGCTGAAGCATATGAAAAATTATGGGAAAATAATTCTCGTAAATATGATGGGAAAAAAGCAACAAATGTAACTAGACAAGAGTTTCTTATTGATACTTATAATGGATATAAAAGAGAATATAAAAATAGATTATTAGAATTAGAAGATAAAATTATTAATTATGATGAATTATCTATAGAAGCAAAAGATGCTCTTTCTATTAGTTCTGAAATATTAAGTAAAAGAAAAGCTGTTGCTTTCCAAAAGAAATTATTAGAGGATAAAGCTAATCCACAATCACCACCTCAGATTAAACAAAGAGGAAAATTAATTAAAGATACTGAAACTGCAATTACTAGATTAGAAAAAAATTTAGAAACAACATTATCTTCTAGAGATGCAGATACTGTTACAGCAGATGATGCTTTAGATATTGGTGGACCATATAATTTACTTAAAGTTAAAAACGAAAAAGATTTAACTGGTCATGCTATTCTTGAGTATGTTAAATTACAAGAAGTATTAGAATTTGCAGATCAAACATTAAAGGCAGCACAAGATCATTTAAAAGAAGCTTTAAAAGGTAAGAAAGAACCTACTAAACCTAAACCTCAGGAAGATGATTTAAATAGAATACCAGTTCAAGATGATTATGTTTTATTTAAAAATAAAGATGGTATTGAACAAAGTGGAATAGTAGATTATATTGATGAAACTGGTGATTATGTTATTACACCAACTGAAAAATTATCAGAAAGTTCAAAATTTGCTACTATACCTACAGGGGAAAATGTTATAATAAGTAAAGATAATGTTATATTAGATAGTAAACAATATGTTGAAGAAGATATATCTGATGATTCTACGTCATCTGACGATGTAGAAGATACTTCAGTTAAGGAAGATACATCAACATCATATCTCGATATATCATATATGCAACGTGGTGAAGATAAAGAAGTTATATCTAGAAACATTAAATTACATGATTTTTTAGTTAATCCTAAAAGTTCATTTGAAGGTATTACAGCTGAAATGTTTATTGATACTACTTCAGAAGATGGTTTAAAATATTTTAAAAAGGCAGGATTCAAACCAATAGAAATACGTAAGATAACTGATGGTAATTTAACACAAAATGATATTGATGAATTTTTTGCTAGAGTTGATATAGATCAAATTCCTATTGGTATAGAATTATATAAAGATGGTAAAGTAATGTTTACTGGTGGTTTATATTATCATCAACCTTTCTTTAGAGGAATGGAAGTTCCAGCTTATATTGAAAATCAAGGAGCAGATGTAAAGAATAAGTATATTGACAATCGTAGACAAGATATCAAAAAGAATAGAAGTAGAATTTTAAATTCTTTACTTAAAGGTGAAGAAGTATATTCTGATAATCTTAAACGTACTAATGGTCGTTATAATACTAGTGAAAGTAGAGGTACTGTTTTAGATAGGCATGGTTTATCTGTTAATGAAGTTGAAATAGGTGTGTCTAGAAAAAGAGGTAAAGTACATACTTCTAATGGTAGTACTATACCTGGATTATTTTCTAAAACACCAGGTACTCCTTATGTACCTACTAAGAAAACTATTAATGGTAAGAAGATTTGGGCAAAAGTTAATCCTACTAAACTTACTAAAGAACATGCTGATATATTATGGGATGCTATTATTACAATGTATCAAAAAGGTAATGGTCGTTTAAGTCCATTTCCTGACGATCGTGTTGAAAATTTAACTGTAAGAGAAGTTATTCATATGCTTGCTTTGTTTGGTCAACTTAAAACAGATATTGATCATCCAGATTTTCGAGGTGAGAAGTCAGAACATTTACGTAAAAAAACATTATTTGTTAATAGTGCTCGTATGTTAACATTTGGTACTACTATTGTTGATATACATGAAGATAATATAGTTATTGCTAAAGCTAATAAAGCTAAATTTATAAATTGGGCAATGGAGAATAAGAATTATTCTATATCTATTGGTATTAAATCAATGGGTTTTGAATTAAATTCAGAATTCAAACGTTCATTTAAAATTGGTTCATGGGTAAATAAACCTATTGATGGTAATTATTTAACACCTGCTCAAATATTAGCAACTGTTCCAGTTGATGGTGATAAAAAGTTTGCATTAGAATCTGATTTACAAGAATATAAAGATACTGGTTCAGCATTTATAAATCCTAATTTATTACTTGGGGATAGTTCAGCAGATATTAAATTTCGTAAAAAATCTGTAAGAAAAGTAATTACTCCTAAAAAAGTAGCTCAGAAAAAAGCAACTGAAAAAAATGTTAGAAAACTTAAAAAGAATAATAAGTTAGATAGTCAACACGAATTACAAAATTTACCAGTTGGTGCTATATTATATTATATTATGCCAAAAGTAGTAGATGGTGTAATTAGTGAAACTATAAAAGAACGTATTAATGTTGGTTATGTAGAATATTTTAAAGGTGAAAATTTAGGTAGAGTATTAAATTTAGAAGCTCTTAAACCTACTAAAGCATATGATATATGGCATTGGCTTTCACTTGATGATGAACGCAATTTCAAGGGTACAAAAGATCAACACTCCCAAGCAGATTTACTTATTTCTTATTTTAAAAGTAGACCTCATATCGATCAGATGCTTATCGATTTATCAAATACAGCGGAAAATAAGGTTCAAGTTGAGCCAATACCAACTAAAAAAGAAATTCCTAAAGAAGATAAAGAATCAGATAAATTAGAAGATGTATTTGATTGGGAAACTCCTATGTTAATAGATGAGGGAAATCCTATTAAAACTTCAATTGATTTAGAAAAAGAAAGGAAATGGTTCTTTAAGAGATTTGGTAATCAGAAAGTTACTGAAGTAAATAAATTAATAAAACTTCTTAGTGATGGTCGTTTAGCATATTCTACTTTTACTTCTGATGGTATATTTATATTTAAAGGTGCTCCAGAAGGTGCTTTATATCATGAAGCATTTCATCGTGTATTATTAGGTTATTTGTCTCCTGAAGATAGAATAAGAATATACAAAATTGCTCGTAAACAATTTGATAAACCTAATGCTACTGAAAGTGAACTTAGTGAATTGTTAGCAGAAGATTTTAGATTGTATAGAATTAATGGAACTAAACCTAAAAGTAGAACTATAGGTGAATTCTTTAAAGATTTATTAGATTTTATAATTACTTTCTTTACTGGACATAGTAGAATTACTTATTTTGAATTAAATAGATTATATGATTCTATAGACAGAGGTAAATATAGACATGCTGATCTTTTAAAAATTAATGCTGAAAAGTTAAAAGGCATGCAAGTTCCAATGTCTGTAGATATTAACAGGAAAACTATTAATTCTATTGGTACTTATAGAGAGTTAGATAAGATAGTTAAATTTCTTACAGCAATATTAATTACAACTAATGAAATAGATAATCTTAATGATATCAAAGATATTAAGATGTCTAAAATGTTTAGCAAAGTTGAAAGTATAATAAAGAGATTAGAAAATATAATAATTCAAGATAATGATACTGAGGATAATATACAGATTTCCAGAAATATGCTTAGTATACTTAAAATTGTTATATCAGATGAATTTAGTGAATTGTTTATAGATAAAATAGCAACTAATCTTAATGCTCTTAATATTAGGCGTGTTAAAAATGAGGATAGTGAACTTGAAGGTTTAATAGATAATGATTATAAACAACTTTATGATAGAGCATCTTATGAAATTAATTCAAAAGATAATATATTAGCTAGTGTTAAATTCTTAATTGCTACATTACCTAAAGATGGTAAATTAGATCCAAATATAGGTATACCTGAATTTGTTGATTTTAATGAAATGTGGAATTCTATTATGTATAGATTACATGATATAAGTAGTGTAGAAGAAATGATGAATATTCTTAGAGAAAATTCAGATCAATATTCATATGCATCATTAATAAAGAAATTAGAAGCAGATAAAAGTGGTTTTAAAAAACAGCAATTACGTGCTGCTGTAGAAAAACATAGACATAATTTTATTAATTTTTTAGTTAAATTAGGTAAAAAAGGTATACCAACTATTGAAATAACTAATGCTGATGTACAAAGTGCTGCAACATTATCTATAAAAGATTGGAATTTAGCGTTTTATACTTCTAAATTATTAAATATAAGTTACGAAAGAGTTATTATAAATAAGGATGAAATAGAAAAAGTAATTAAAGAATATGAAACATTAGTTAGAAATGTTAATAGAGAATATAAGAATACTAATGCTTTTAAAGATAGTGTAAAAGTAATTAATGATTTTACTGAATTACTTAATAAGGTAGGTATTATGGTAGATGAATTGTCTGTTAAGGAATTAGTAAAGAATAGAGATGAAAATAGAGATACTGCTTTATTTGAAATAATTAATAATGATTTTGATCATATTTTTAATAAAATAAAAAATATTACAGAAGAAGATTATACTAAAGTATTTTTTGATGAACAGAATATTAGGAAATTAGCAGAAGCATATGTTAATACTCATCCTGAAAAAATTAGTGATATTATATTAGGACCTAGTAATAATCAATATTATGTATATTCTCAAAATAGTCATGTATCTGATATGGTACGTAAATTTAAAAAAGATTCAGCTTATTTAGAAGAACATTTAAAAAAAATATATAATGATAACTCTTATTTTGGACAACAAATATTAGAAGATGACAAAGTTAGAGAAGGTTTAGAGGTACTTACTTTTGCTATGTTTGGTAGAAGTAATGATCCTGGTAATAATTATTTAGATATTAATCCAATAGAAGATTATTTATTTAAATTTGTTGCTATGAAAAATAATTTAATTCCTTTTCCAACAATGGCAGATAGGAAAACATATTATTTATTAAAAGGTTTAAAAGCATTTGATTTTAAATATGAAATACAAGAAGATAAAACAGTCAGAACTCCTCAAGCTGCAATAGATATATTACTTGGTTATGCTAAATCTGAAAGAAATCGTATAATAAGGGCTATTAAAGTTAGAGATGAATATAATGAAGCTAAAGAGTTAGGAGATAAAGCACGTATTGAACAATTAGAACGAAATCTAGTAGAAGGATATCATTTTGCTAATATAGATAATAAAAAAGTACTAGAAAAAGGTACTGCTTATGAATATCATATTTTTCCATCTTTTAATCGTGAAGGATTTAATTTCGAATTAGAAGCCAGAGATGAAATAAAAAGAAATATTAGAGATAATGTTAAAGCAGAATTAGATTATGCTGAAAATTTAGGTTTAATAGTTGGTTTTCCAGATATAATAAATAAAAATAAAATAAATTATAGTAATTTATTATTAGATAAGGATATTATAGCACAAGGTACAAAAGATTTTGGTAGTGAAAATATGTCTATTAAAAATGCTTTAGCATCATATTTTGTTAATACTGTTATTGCTAATGCAGAAACTCAGAAATTATTTTTAGGTGATCCTGCATTCTTTAAATTAGATAAAGATACTAAACGTGTAATTGAAGATAATGTTAAACGATCTATTGTACTTAGTTCTACTGGTGATAATTTTGCTGAAACAGTAAGTGAATATGATTTAAATAATTCTACTTTTAATATATCTAATATAAATACTCAAAAATTTCCATCTATATATTATAATAATTTAGAGAAATGGCATACTGATATTCATTTTAATAGATTAAAGAAAGATGATCCTACTATATCAGATGCAGTTGCTATAAAGAAAGCTAAGGAAATTACATTTGATACTTTAAAAGCTTATAGAGCTATGGACCCAACTGATGGTCAGGCTTGGATAACTCCTGAAATGTATAGATCTTTATCTATTCGTTTAGGTGAATGGTCAAATGATAAAGATATTGCTTTTAATTTATTACAAGAAGATAGAAAATTAACAATTGAAGAAGAAAAAATAGTATTAGATATTACATTTCAACCATTAAAACTTGTATATTTTTCATTAATACATGATGGTGATTTAGCTATTCCTACTTATCATAAAGCTTCTTTTGCTACTATATTTAGACAAATGTCTAAAGGTAAATATGGCAATCATCAAATATCTGAAGTATTAGATAGAATGGAACGTAAAGGAAAGTACTCTAATTCCACAGAAAAAGTGGATATGTTAGTTATGGATAGTGCAACTAAAGAAGGTATTAAAAAGAAAAGTAATTTATTTGATGATAATGTTGAACAATTAGCAGATCTAAATAATTTAACAGTATATAAACAACCATTCTCAGGACTTAGACGACAGTTAATAACAGATACTCATGATGTTGAAAGAACTAAAACAGGTACTCAATTTCTTAAAATAGCATTGGCTAATTTACATTTAGATGATGCTGTTTATACTTTTAATGGTGAAAAAGTAAATGGTCGTAATATTAGAGATAAAGCTTTTAAAGCTTTAAATAATTTAAGTAATAGGGGTAGAAAGGAACTTGAAACACGATTAGGTTTTAAAAATGGTAGAGTTGATAAATCAAAATTAATTAATTTATTACGTGAAGATGCTAAAGAATCAAATTCATCAGAAGATTTAATTGATGCTTTATCAATGGACTTTGAAAATATTGAAGATTTATTTCTTGAATTAGATTCATTAACTGATCGTAAATGGATACAACGTAGACTTATATCTTTAATTAGTAAATATACAATAGATGTTAAATTACCAGGTAATCAATTAATTCAATTTTCTAACGCTGGTATTAGAAGTATAAATAAAGAATATAATCTTGAAGAAAAATTAGAAGGTAAAGATAAACATATAGATTGGATTAAGAATGCTACAGATGATCTCAATTTTATGACATTAGAGAATGGTGAAGTTATTCCAATGGGATGTATTATATCAATTAATTTATTTAAACACATTATACCTAATTATGATGATATTAGTTATGCTGCTAAACTTAAATATTTGGAACAAAATCCAGATTTATTAGGATATCGTATACCAACACAGGGGCAGAACTCATTGTTTATGCTTAGAGTAATGGCTGTATATCCTGAAACTATTGGAGATACTATTACATTACCATCTGAATTTACTGCTCTTACTGGATCTGACTTTGATATAGATAAAGCGTATGTAGTACGTTATAATTATTATAAGAGTGGTGGTAGATTAGAAAAAATTAAATTTATAGATGGTGATACTAATGATGAAGAAGTTCTTAAAACAATATATAAAAGTTCATATGGTAAACTATTAAATACACTTAAATGGTTAGAAAATAAAAAAGATGGATATGTATTTAGTGCAAGTGAAATGACTAATATTATGCACTATATAGATTTAACTGATAGTATTACATTAGAAGAACTTTTTATAAAGATGCGTACAAAAGGTAAATATGATCTTGAAGCGTATCAAGAAATTAAAGATATAGTAGATAATATTCCAACAGAAGAAGAGTTTATTGAAAAAAACAAAGGTAAAGATATATATGAAATAAATTCTCGTAAAGCTGTAGAAAATAGATTAATAGATTCATTCTTTGCAGTTATGAAAAGTGAAACTCATTTTACTTCTACTTCTGCTCCTTTAGGTAGTCTTACAGATAAACTTAAAAAAAGAGCTAAAAAAATACGTGAAAGTATTGAAAAAGATAGACCTAATATGTATTATTTATCACCTAGATTTAACGAACGAATTAAATCAACTTATAATGGTGGTAAAGCAGGTATTGGTCCATTTGCTTTAAATAATGTACATCATGTACTTGCTCAATTAGCAGAACTTGAAATGAAAGGTTCATTTGGTGAGGTAATGCATCGTGGTACAGAAGGTAGGAACATTAGTTTAAAAGAATATCGTGGTAAAGATGGTGTTGAAATATCAAATTGGTTATCTGCTCTTATTGATGCACATGTAGATATAGCAAAGGATCCATATATTATGGATTTAAATGTTAACGCTTATACTTATAATGTAACAGCTTTATTAATACGTGGTGGTGCTGGTGAAATAACATTTGATTTCTTATCACAACCAATACTTATAGAGTTAGCTAATGAAACTTTATTAAGTAATCTTAATAATACATTACAGAAAAGATTTAAAATTCCAACTGGTGAAGAGGATGCTGATGGGGATAGAGTAACTAAGCAAGTAGATGCTAATACATATGTAATGAATAAGTGGAGATCTGTACTTACAACACAAGAACTTAAAGATCTTGATAAGGTGCCACTTACTAGTATTTTTGATCAATTAAATGATACTGATTTAACTAATACTGATATGTTAGATAAAGATTTTGTTAAACGTCAGTTATTAGTAGCTAAAGCATTTGAGGAACTAAAACAAATGGGTGATAAACTCAATAATTTAGTTCAAGCTTCTCAGGTAGATACAAAGAAATTTGGTACTAATATTACAGAGTTAAGAGTATTCCTTAATAAAATTAAAATAGCACTTAATGATAATGCTTTTATTAATTTAGAAAATATATTACCATATGATGAAGTTACTGGTAAATCTATACTAAATGAAAATGCTAATTTTCTTGGTACATATATTGTTAATGGTATTAATTTTTCATTAGATGTATTAGGTGAATTTAGTATATATGGTACTCCTGTTTTTGAAGAAATGTTTAATCAAATTACTAAAGTAACTGGTAATCAATATACAACAGATCCTAAATTTGTTAATTTGTTATCTGATGAAATATTTGCAACTATAGTTTCTAAATTTTTTACTGATAATAAATATGTTGGTATGAACTCTGGACATTTACAAACGTTATTAAATGTTACAGGTAAGAAACTTAGTAATATTAGGAGAAATGATAATGGGATATACGATGATTTAAAAGAGAATGCTATCATTCAATATTTACATTTAGCAGCAGCTGATAATGAAAGTTTATTAAAAGGAACAGTACCTATGTTTGTTATGGTTCCTATAAAATCTATCAAAGATAAATTGGATAAAGATGTTATGATTAATTCTTTTAAAGAGTTATTTAGTCATAAACGTAAAGAAGTTAGAGATTTAGCAAGACAATTATTTTTTTATTCTTTCTTTACTTCTGGTTTTAGGTCAAGAATATATGGTTTTAATAATATTATACCCAATGATGTATATAAGAGTATTGAGATAAAAAATCCTGATAATAGGGAACAAATGATACCTATTAGTTATAATGACATGATTAAAGAAATACTTGTTGAAACTAAAAACAAAGAGAATATTTTTTCGTATATAAATATGATAGATGAAGTGTTAATTAATAATCATGATAATAATAATTTGATTAAACTTATTAATAGTAGAAATATAGATTCTTATATAGAAACTTATAAAGGTAAGAAATATGATCGTCCAATAGGGGTGGTATTAACTAATGATCATGCTAAATATACTTATTTAGGTCATAATGTTAATGGTGATCCTATACATAGACCATTAATTAAAATTGAAGATTCTCAATTAGGTCATATTATACTTAGATATATAGGTACTATGAATGGTAAACCAGTATATGTTACTCAAAATATGCGTAGTTATAGTTCAAAAGGTTTTGTTGTTAAAGAGTATAATATGGATAAAAGTATTATACCTGAATATAATGAATTGATGGTTATTAAACCTTCAATGGAAGAAGAGTTTCTTAGTGATATAAATGAAACTAGTGATGATATATATATTTATTCTACTGATAGATATGTACTTACTGAACAACCAGATGTTATATTAGAAGGTAATGTGGTTGAACCTAATAGAATTCCTTCAAAAAATCATGCTATGTCATATGATATGCCAACTGATCAAAATCTTGAAGAAGTAGATACTACTACATTAGCTTTAGTAGAAGAAGGTAAAAGGACAGCTACAACACGTAGTTTTCCATTAGGTGAAATAGGAGATATAATTACTTTTGAAGGTAGAGAGCAACAATATATTATACAAGAAATAGAAGAGTTAACAGAGGATAATGTTAAAGATGAAGAATGGATTAAAGATTGGAGTGAAAAAGAACGATGGACTCCTGAACATTTTAAAAATGTTTTAGGTGGTAAAACTGTTCATATTGGTTCTTGGCAAACTACTTTTGCAAAGGTTGATTCTATTAAGTCAAAATCTAAATCAAAGGTACTTAAATTAGCTAGTACTTTGTCTACTACAGATCAACCATTAACTATATATGTAGATGGTTCAGATGCTAATAAACAATCTAAAGATAACATAATTGGTTATGGTGCTCAATTTAGTTATAATGGTAAGACATATGGTCTCTCTGGAACTAAAATGGACGTAGATGCTATTTTAAGCCAGTTTAAGGACATGAAGGTATCTAACCCTACTATGGAGATGCTTGGACTCTTAGAGGTCCTAAAACGCTTTAAAAACACTTCAGAACACTTATTGATTAGGCAAGACTATTCTGGTGCTGTTAATTATCCAGGTCTTTGGGAACATTCTATGGGTAGTGAACAACGTGCTGATAAACCTTGGACACCTAAAGAACCATATATAAAATATATAGTAGATGAAATACAAAAAACGATTACTGAACTTGAAGCTAATGGTGGTACTTTAAATATTCAATGGGTTCCTGGTCATATAGATAATGCTAGAATTGCTAAGTATCCTAATGTATTCAAAGGTTTAGATGGTAATACATCACAAGGTATTGTAGATAATTTAACTACAGGTAATAATTTAGCTGATATATATGCTAGAATGCAAGAATCAGTAGATGATATAACAGAGTTTTTATCTGATTATACCCCTAGTACTAAAGAATTTCGACAATTAGATTTATTTGATAATATAGATAATATTACTGATGAACAAGCAAATGAACGTAAAGAAGAGTGTTAAGAATGGCTATAGCTAATATACATATATATTGTTTAAAAGATCCACTTACAAATGAAATAAGATATATAGGTAAAACTATTCAAAATCCTATTAACAGATATGCTTCTCATATTTCACAAAGTAAACATAATAAGAAAAAAGATTATTGTCACTGTTGGATAAAATCTTTATTAAATAAAAATTTAAAACCTAAGTTAGAAGTTATTGAAATAACAAATGATATTACAAGAGAAACCTTTTATATATTAAAATACAAATCTGATAAGTTAACTAAGTTAACTAATTTTACTAATGGTGGAGAATTAAGTAATATTGGTTTACATTGGAAAATAGATCCTTCTAAAATTAAACCAAAATATGGTAAAAAAACATATGTATATGACATTAATGGAAATTATAAAGAATTTAAATCTATTGTTGAATGTTGTAAAGATATAAAAGAAGAACCTAAAACATTACAAAAGCTTATAAAGAACAGAATGTTAACTAGAGATGGGAAAATTATGTCTAATATTAAATTAGATAATATAAATTATAATAATTATATAACTAGAAGGTATGCTAATATTGATTTATATAAAAATGGAATTAATATTAAAACATTTTATTCAGCAAAAGATTTATCAAAATATCTTAATTTGGACATATCTACTGTTTGTAAATATATCAAAAATAATATTATGTATAAGGAATATTCATTTAAAAAATCTATTACATTATGGTAGCTTGCCCATATCCCAATAGTCCTGAATGGATTAAACTTGTTGATGCAGTAGGGGAAACTGAAGCATATAAAGTATTTCTTGCTAATGGAGAGTTAGTACCTGATATGAATACTATTGATCTTGTTATAGCAAAATTTAAAGGTAGTAAAACTTCTATAGATAAATATAATGAATTAACTAATTATAGTGATATATTAAATATTAATTTCAAAAATTTAGATGGTAAATCATTTTATTCTCCATATAATTCTATTTATATAGATAATTCTAATATTTATGAATATATTAATAATAGACAAGATTATATAGAACGTATTTCAGCAGGTGGTACTCATTATTTTTTTGAATGGTTAGCTGATGTAGAAGAACGTGGAGAATTATTTAGTTATGGTGTTAAATTTACTAAACAAAATAATTCAATATTAGTACAATATGATCCTGATACAAAACTTAGAGGTATAATAAAAGGTGAACATAAAATATTATCTGAAGAAAAACATTTTGATAATATATATGATGGTATAAAAGCACTTTATAATAGAGTTGGGAATATAAATATTTTTATACCAGAATTAAAATATAATGGAACTACTTCTGATTTTTTAGGTATAGAATCTAAAATTAAAGATATTAAAAAAGAAGAAACTAAAGATGAGTTTATTGCTCGTAAAAATCTCCAAATTGAAAATGGTATGTATAAGGAGAAATCTGGTAAGTTAGTTCCTATTACAGATGATTATAATCCTGAAACATGGTGGTATGAAAAAAAAGAAGGTTTAGTTACATTTCCTAGTGGTAATAGAACGCCTACTTTATTTAACTATAGTGATGCTCATGAAAAAACAATTGAATTAAATAGAAAGTATCCAGATGAAAATGTAGTTTTTGGTAAAGAACAAATAGTATTTCCAAGCGTATATACTGCTAAAAGTCGTAATTTATCTCCTAATAAGAAACCTATATATAGGATTAAAGTTACTAGTATACCAATGCAATATAGTATTATTAATGAAATTTCTATTGATAGAGATGTAGAAAGAGAAGATGAATTAATAGTACAAGCGTTTGAATTATTAGAAGATAAGACTCCAGTTGAAGCAATTGATGTTCTTTTAAATCTTGATATAGCAGATGAATTAAAAACATTACTTACATTTTTCAGAACTAAATTAAAAGATAATCCTACTCTTAAATTTGCAATAAAAGATTATTTATCAAATAAAAAACACGTTTCTGGTTCTTATATTCCATCTACTAATACTATTACTTTATATAGAAAAGCAATGGAGGAATATTATGGTGGTGATTTAACACAAGTAATTGGTATAAGTTTTGCTCATGAATTATTACATTCTTTTACTGAACAAGTTTTTCAAAATTATAAAGAAGGTATTGCTAATGATAAAGAAAAAGAATTTATAATTACTATAACAAGACTTTATAATATTGCTAAAAAGCAAACTAAATATAAAAACGAACCTGCCTTTGAAAATGCGGAAGAATGGATATCTGTAATTCTTACTGATCCTATGTATTTAAATGAAGCAATGAAAATGAGATTAAATGTATGGCAAAGAATATTAGCAGCATTTAAAAGATTATTTGGTATATCATCAGATTCAGTATATAATCAAGCTTTTGATAATGTTATAAGTTATATTTACAATACTTCAAATTTTAGAGTAACAAGTAAAGATGCTTCAATAAAATTACGTAAATTAGAAGAGGATGTACATTTAAGAAAAGAAAATGAAACACATGTAACTATGTGGAATAAATTACAAGCCTTTGCTAATCAATTTGATTTTAATGAAGGTGATCATACTTATTTTCATAAAGCTAGTAAAGAATTTTTTTATTCTACTACTGAGCAAATGAAAAGAATTGGAATAACTCCAAAATATAAATTAAGTGAAGATCCTGAAAAAGCAGAATTACAAACATTTAGACAAATACGTGGTTTAAGTGTTGGTAATATAACACATGGTATAACTGAAGCTAATCTTAAACAAGTAGCAATTAATATACTTGAATCTAATAATTATAAATGGACACAAGATACAATAGATAATATTGAAAGTATTCTTAAACAATTTAAACGACCTGGTGTTACTGTATTATCTGAAGTATTAGTTGCAGATATTAGTTTAAAATTAGCCGGTTCTATTGATATTGTAGTTATTGATGAAAATAATAAAGTACATTTATATGATATAAAAACTAAAGTAGTTGGATTTTCAAGACTTAAATTAAAAAATCCTATTACTAGACGAACACCTTTAGAAGAATATGCATTTCAACTTAGTGTTTATAAGGATGCATTTGAAAAAATGACAGGTCTTGATGTAGAAAGTTTAAATGTTATTACTATTAAACCTGAAGTAGAAAATAAGACTGTTGTTGATATTAAATTAGATACAACACATTCAAAATCTGGTATTATTACAGTTCCTTATAATCGTGGAGTATATGCATTATATTCTCTTTTAAAAAGTAGTGGAACAGATAAAAGATTAGATACATTAAATGAATTTAATAGAGATAAATTATCTGATGAAGAACGAGCAGAACGAGATGAAGAATTAAGAAAAGTAATAGAAACTGCTAAAAATAATCTTGAAGATTTAACAGAAGAAGAGAGAGGATTATTAAAACGTAAAGAAATTATATATAAGTCTGCAGAAGCTCTTGTTTTTAAAAGACAAGTATTATATCGTACTGGTAAACGTTCACAAATAGAATCACATGATGAATTAATTGAACATTTACTTGATGAAGATACAGAAGTTGAAGAAGCTTTAATTAATTTAGTTAAATATGCTAATACAAGTGCTATAAAAATTTGGAATGAATATGAAGAATACAAAAAAGAAGGTAAAACTATACCTTTAACAATACTTTATGCTTGGAAAGATTCAGTATCTGTATGGAATTCATTATTAAATGATGAAGAAGGTTTACTTAATTTAATTAATAAGGAATTTGGTTTAAAAAATGGTCCTGAATATCGTAAAATACTTGAAAAAACAATACTTCTTGTAGCTCAAGTTAAAGATTTATATAGAGAAGAAGGAACAGAACAGTTAATAGATTTTCTTGCACCACATTATAATAGATTATATGCTGAATTAAAACGAAAAAAGATCAAAGAGTATAGAAAAAAGAAAATTACAGGACAAATTCCGTCAGGATTGTCTGAAGCACAATATATTTCAGAGGCATTTGATGAAGAAGGTGAAACTTTAGAAAGAGAAACTAGAAATTTAATGCGAAAAGAGATAATAAAAGCCAGTAGGGACATAAATGTTTTAACAAGGTGGATAGACAATGTGTTAGATAGTGAAGATCCTGTTACTGCAGCTATGGTAAAAGCATTTGTATTTGCAGATGATGAATCTAGATTAGGAAGTCTCGCAAAAAGAGATGAAGTTGCATCAGTCATTCGTGAAATGGAGAATTGGTATAAAAATAATGGTGGAATTCCAAAATCAGTTGAAGAATTTTATAATTTTATGTTAGAACGAAATGAAGATACTGGTGAATTAACTGGATATTATATTACTAAAGCTAAATCTTCTATGATGGATCAATATAGACACGTAATTAGTGTATCTAAAGATCTTGAAACTAGTGAACAACGTAAAGTATTTATTAAAGCTTGGTTAAATGAAAATAATCCATTACAAAAAGAAGCTTTTAGAGAAGCATATTCAAAATATTATGCAATATTAAATTCTGATGGTATTTTAACTAATAAAGAATATGATTTATTAGAAGAAAATGCATTATATAATATTAATAAACTTAGTATTGGAGAAATGCTTGAAAAGGGTCTTTTAAGTTATAGAGCACATGAAGCTCTTGATAAATGGTTAACTACTTATACTTGGGATTTTCGTATTCCTATTAAAAAATGGATTAATTCACAATATACTAAACTATTACCTATTCTTAAAGATAGTAATGATCCTAGAAAAAAACTATATGATTTAATAGTAAAATTACGTCAAGAAGGTGATAGTTTCTTACCATTTGGTTTTAGATTAGATTCAAGATTACCTGGAATTATTAAGCAAGGACATGAACGTATTCAATCAGGACAAAGTATTGGTGCTACTATAAGAGCTGGATTATCTAGAGAATTAAAGTTTAAAATAGATGACACTCATAGAATACATGAAGAATTAACAGATGAAGCAGAAAATGCTAAATATTTTTTACCTATTCATTTTACTGGTAGAGTTCAAAAGAAAGTTAAATATACAGATGAAGCAGGTGAAGAATATGAAGTATCTAAATTTGATGTAAAAGAACAATCATTTGATTTAGCTAGTATATACTATAGGTATTGGTCTATGGCTTATGATTATAATGTTAAAGCTAAAATATTACCAGAAATGGAATTAGCTAAATTTATGATCAAAAAACGTCCTGCTATTAAATATGATTCATATGGTAGAAAAATATTACGTAAAACTCTTAAACGTAATAAAGGAATAAATGATGATGAAGGTAAACCAAGAGTTGAAAATAATACATATTTAGCAGAACAAGTTGAAGATTGGTTTAAAGCAGTTGTATATGGTATACAAGAAAAAGATGCTGGTAAACTTGGTAAATTAGATTTAGGTAAAATTTTAAATTTTGTTAATAGTTATGTTTCACTTAATTTACTTGGACTTAATGTTGTAGCTGGTACAGCTAATGTTATATTAGGTAATGTATTGGAACGTATAGAAAGTTTTGCTGGTGAATATATGTCTCCTAAAGATTTTTTATATGCTGATAAATATTATTTTGGTCATATGAAAGGTATGATTGGAGATATAGGATCTAGAGATGCTAAAGGATTAGGTACACATTTAATAGAATATTTTGGTGTATTAGATGATTATGGTATAGCAGATGCAGATAGGCGTACTAAATTTGGTCAACTTTGGAGAACAGATACTTTATATAGTACTTCTAGAGTAGGAGAACATTATATGCAAGGTAGATTTTTATTTGGTTTACTTGCTAATAAAAGAGCTATTGATAATGAAGGAAATGATATAGGTCGTATGCTTGATTATTATGAAATGAAAGATGGTAAATTAATTCTTAATGAAAAAGTAAATGTTGTTAAATCTAAATGGGAACAAAAAGATATAGATAATTTTAAATATAAAACACGTGGTATACTATCAAGATTACATGGTGAGTATTCTGCATTAGGTAAAGTAGCAATACAAAGAATGGCATTAGGTCGTATGGCTTATTTATTTAGACATTTTATTGTACCTGGATTTAGACGTAGATGGGGTAGAGAAAAATATATTGAAAGATTAGGTCAATTTGTAGAAGGTAATTATATTACTACTGGAAAATTTATTGGAGATGTTGGTGGTAGAATATTTGGTAAAACAGATGAAAATTCAGAATTGGATTTCTTTAGTAGATTGATAAATAATTTACAATCTTTTAAATTTTCATTATGGAAACAAGATTGGGCAGCTATGACAGATCATGAAAAAGCAAATATACAAAGAACTTTATACGAAGTTGGTTTCTTAGTATTAGCTGTTATATTATCTAATATAGCAATGCATTTTAAAGGAGAAGCTGATGATGATGATGACGAATTTGCACAAAAATATTGGTCATTTGTAGCATATCAAACATATAGATTACAAAATGAGTTATTGTTTTTTACACCTAAATTAGATAGTGCTTTTTCTATACTTAGATCACCTGCTGCTTCTATTAGTTTTTTAGAAAATTTAATAGAATTAAGTGGTCAAATATTTCATCCATTAGATATATATGAAGCAGGTCCTTGGAAAGGACGTTCTAAAATTATAAAAACAACTAATAATATGTTACCTTTATTAAGACAATATTATAGATTAAGAGATCTTGAAGTACAAATACCATGGATGCAAAAAGCATCTTTAAGTGGTAGGCCTAGAGATAAAACAGAATAAAGATAACATTGAGCTTTTAAAAAAAAAGGGGGCGATCATTTTTGATCAACCCCTTTTCTTATTTAAACAACTGTAATATTAATTTAATTTAAAGTGTTGGTATTTTAAGAACGATAAAGATTCATATCAGGATTTCTCCAACCATAATATATCTCTCGTATTGGATTAAATAATTTTTCTGTTATACTTTTAAATGAATCGTATTCTCTTATTTTTCCATTTTCTTTTACCCATGTGGTACCGATATTATCAACTCGTCTTTTCTTTTCTATAAGTTGTTTCTGAGCTTCAATTCGTTCGGCACTAAGTGTACGTAATTTGAAAACTCTATTTACAAGATTTAATTTACCTAAATCTTCTATAGTAGTTTCAAGTTCTTTAATTTGAGATTTAAGATCTTTAATTTCCTGATTACGTTTCTTTTCAACTTCAAGATCAGTCTTATTATCCTTAATTTTTTTGATATCTTCTTTAAGTTCTTTGATAGTTTCTTTATAAGATTCTGCATCTTTAGTTGCAGCATTTGTTAAGAGTTTAACATTTTTATTATAACTTTCTTCGGCATCTTCTAATTCAATTTTAGAAGTTTCTTTAGCTTTCTTTAATTGACGTTCTTTAACATCAACACGATCTTGTACAGTCTCTACATTGTTACGTAATGCTTTGATTAATGATTTATCTTCGTTTGCTTCATCTTCTAAAGTAGTTATTTTATCTTTAACTTCTTTTTCAGCATCTTCTTTTGCTAAATTAGTAACTTCAGATAAATTAATGTATTCCCTTTTAAAAGTATCTTTACTAAATTCTTCATCATAGTCATCAAATGTAAGACGTGAATGTATTACTTCAATTTTAGGATTAGTTTCTTTAATTTCAGCAATTTTATTTGTTAAGTTATTAATGGTTTCTTTTAATACACCATTTTTTTCTCTTAATGAATTACTTGTATCTTTAAGATTATTATATTCATCAAGTTGAATAGTAGTAATTCTGATAGGTGTGGTATTTTTTGACATATTCTTATATATTTATTTGTTATTTATTTATTTATACTGATTATTAATTTCTACTAGCTTTTACTATTGCTATAAATTCATTATAATCAAGATTAGATTGTACTATATCTTTGGCTTTATCAAAACCAGCTGGTTGTATTGTTGTAAGTATAGCTTTAATACGATTTTTAATAAGAGAATTAAGTTTCCATGAATCGCTTAATCCTTCATTATAATATATTCTACTTTTAGCAGATTCTTCTTTATCAGAACTAGAATATTCAAATGATTCTTCTTTTTTATTATAACGAAATCCGTATCCATCTAAAGTTATATAATTATCTTTATTACTTGAAAGATCAAGAGAAGATGTCATATTTATAACTTTATCTTCCATTAATTCTATTTTAGTTATTTCTTTTTCAATAAGTAATTTAATAGCATCAGATTTTCTTAAATCTTTTAAAAATTGATCAAAAGAAGGCAGTACTATATCTTCTATAGCGTCTTGTAGGTTTGTAACTTGAAATGATTTGTACATAGTTTAATTTTTAATGTTTAGTTAATAAAAAAAAAGGATTGACCTAAGTCAACCCTAATATTTCTTTGGGAATTAAAAATGATTGTATTTCCCTTTCTTTTTCGAATTTATAGTCCCAAAAAGAAAATATTCTATTTTTAGCATTTTCACTAAGAGTGGAATATTCACTCCTTATTATTTTTTCGTAATCCTCTTGCCATTTATCGGCTAGAGAATATACTAACACATATCTGTCTTTATGTTTATATTCTGAGACTGATTTTGGTAGTGTTTGTTGGTATTTTAAAGACGGATAATCAGCAAAAACCAAATGAATTTTATCATCTGTTTCTTTATTTGTTATATCCGCTATAAAAGCGTTTAGGAATAAGTTCTGAAATGTTTCGTGATAGTCTCGATTGTTATCAAATAATAATGGTAAAATAAACTTGGTTGTTTGAGTGTACCTAGTGTATTTAAATATATTCATAACTAAAGTCGTTCATCACCATCACCATTATAATAGGATCTAGTATAATCCCATTGATCAGTTTCCCAATGCCATTTAAGATCAGTAAATATAGGAATTAAATCTGACTCACCATCAATTAAATGTTGTTCTGTAATATTATATACTTTAACTTCTGGTTCATCAACTGTTTTTAATGCAATGATATATGTTTCATGTTTATAGTCTTTGATATCTAACTTAAGTTCATTAAGTAAGTACCAAGTAACAGCATACCAATAGAATGCCATTTGTCTAAAATAATTAAATTCATTACATCTCTCCTTAAAATTGTGAAATGTATTAGCTGTTTTGAGATCCACCAACATTATGGTTTTTTTATCATGATCGATTATTAATCTATCAATCATTGACTTACATGGTAAGTCATGTAATGGGTGTTCCCAAAATATTACTAATTCATTATATACATTTCTATTAGCCAATACCTTTTCAGACAATAGGTCATTGGCTTTTTTATGTAATACACAATTTTCTTTTAAATCTTTAATTCTTTTCCAAGTAGAACGTGATAAAACATCTTTATACTTTTTTCTTTTTTTTAAGTATGAGATATATCTTGATAATTTATCCAATAATTCTTTTGCAAGTTCAAGTATTTTATCATCTTTTGCTGTAGTTTTGTAATTATTTTTATAAGCTATTTGTAAAATTAAATTTTCATCAAAATTTTCATTCTTTTTAAACGTTTTATTATGTATTATAAAATTTTCATAATATAATTTAATATAATCTTCACAAAACTTTTTTTGTTGTTCTGACTTAGGGGTTTCAAAATCTAAACTAGTATAGTATTTTCTAAATAGTTTTGGCTCGAGTATAGCCATATGAATTTGTTTCCCTTTGGTAAGATAAGATTTCTCCTCAAACTCTATTTCAGAGTTAAGGAACTTCTTAAACATCAATGGTGATAATTCAAAATACTTTAAAGACGAACTACTAATACGTTTTTCTTTATAGTATTGTTTCTCTTCCATAAACTGTTTTTAATAATTCTACAATGCATTCATTTACATGAGTTTGATTCTTTGGCATATATAAATGGACTTTCATATTATTCTTTTTCAAATACTGTTTAAATAATTTCCATTTAACTGGAAATATCTCATTAGGATGTCCTTTACATTCTATGATCCAACCATCTTTTAGATTAACAAAATCTGGTTTATATGTCATAGATCTTACGGACTTTGATTTGTTACCAAATAACCATTTGTTTCCTTTTTTATATGACTCTGCACATTGAGGTTCATAGTCAAATTTAGGAATTAATTCAAATGATTGAGGTTCATATTCAAAGTCTAAACCTGCCTCTTTTAATTTTTTATAACAATGTAATTCTAATTTACTTTGAAATTGAATATTATCATAAAAAATCTTCTGAGCATTGCGAACTTTTTTGTTTGCAGAAGACGGTTTTCTTTTAATTGTCTTCCTTTTCACAATTCATTATTATTTCTTTTAATAATTCTCTTGTTTTAGTGATTTTAAAATTTTTAATATAATCACTAATATCCTTAATCTTAAACATGTTATAATATTTAATAGGTATATGTACCCATTTTATAGCATGTCCATTGGATAATTTTATAGCTCCATTTATTCCTGCAGGATCATTGTCATAAAATATGACAATTTTATTAAATCTATTTTTAAGATCTTTCATAATATTTTCTGGAATTGGTGTATTTTCACCACATGGTGCTATTGAGTTGTAACCTAATCTATCCAAAACCATTACATCTTTTTTGCTTTTTGTAATGATTAATAATTTACCATATTGTGGTAATTGTTCTAGTCCATGTATATCAAAAATAGTTGAGTTTGTTCTAAATTTATTTTTGCGTTCTCCTAGGGGAGAGTATATTTGGAATTTATCAAATATTTGATATGCATAGAGAGGTTGTTTTTTACTGTAAAATAAATTAGATGGTATATCATTGACCCAAAAAGTTAATATTGGGCAAACATTATACTTTTTTAATATATCTCTTGTTATGAAATATGATAGCCAATAATCATCATCTATCTCAGTAAAGTTTTTTCGTTGAATAGATATAGTTGTACGTACTTTTTTATAAGATTCCACTATAGCTGTACCTTTTTTAGTAGTAACTATTTTTTTGGATTCAATGTCAGATACTATGTATTGAATTGCTTTTTCATAAGTAAGATTAAATAATTCACTTACTAACATTATTACATTACCTGTCTTACCAGTAGCCTGATCTTTCCACATTAAGTTTCCACGTATAGAAGATTTGAATATACCAAAAGAAGGATGAATATCTTTTCTTAATGGAGATCTCATAATTTTACCAATATGAAATTGGGTACCAATGTAGAATGAATATATATCATATTCAGTAGTTAGTTTAAGGAGATCCTTAAGACTATCTATTTCTACTGTATTTTCAAAGTCATACATAAGTAAATATAAAAAGGGATTAGAGTTGACTAAGACAGAGTAACTGCTATTCTTCATCCTAACCCCTTGAGTTTATTTAGAATGGTAGTTTATCAACAGGTTCTTGAGATGGTGTTTTCTCAGGTGTCTGTTCTACCATGAAAGGGTTAGGTCTTAATTGTGTAATGTCAGCTTGACTTCTAATTATTTTGTCATCAGCAATTATTTCCAATTTAGTTTCTGCTAATGGAATTTCCATTTTTTCTATAAATGGTACATAATTAGGAAATGTTGTAAAATTCTTATTGTTAAGTATAATTTTTCCTCTAAGTAATTTACCTTTATAACCATCTCCTATAACAGCTACATATGCCCTTAAAAATTCTTCAAACGAAGCAATTTTAATTGTTTTAAATAAAGATGCATCAACTAATTTATTACCAATATGTAGTAAACGTTTAGCTAAGTTCTTTTCTTTCTTAGATAATATATTTGCATCATCTGATTTTGGTTCAAATTCAGTATGAATGAATGTTTTATTATCCGTATTCATTAAATGAAAAGCAATATATACATTTCCATTTTTAGATGATTCTACTACAAGAGGGGCAGTACCATCTGGTTTTTCAAATCTTAGATTTTCTTGAATTCCTGGATCAATATAATTCTTTTCTTGATGTTCTGTTTCAATATTTATTGTTAAATCGTACATGTTAATATACTCCCTGTATTTAGTTATTACTTGATAATACTTTAACGACTCGTTGTAGGAGCTCATTAGCATCATTTGACATTTCTTGTTCTGTTTCATCTTTTAAGAACATTGGCGGTGTCTTAGCGGATGATCTGCCATCTGAATTTAATGTTAAAAAGTATTCTCGTTTCTTATCTGCTGTGAGTTTCATATCTGCATAGTTAACTAAGGTAAATTCTTTTTCAATCATACCTTTCCATTCTTTGCCTTTAACGGCTATGCGTTTTTCAACGGCTCCTTCTTCTGTTTCTACCCATTCATAATGAGCAGTCATAAAAATGTCTTTGTTATATCTTCTAATGATATACATAAGTTTTCCTATTTCTTCATTATAAAGATTCCAAACATCAAAGCCTTTTTTAATGTCTCGTGCAGTTCTTAGTAGGCTGTCTACATAAGCGGAGAAACTGTCTAAAACAACAGTTTTTATCTCCTTGTTTTGTGCGTATTCTATTAATGTCTGATATGTTTCTTGCCAATCTTTGGGAGTTGAATAATGCTTAAATTTATTTACGAAGGGTAACGGTTTGCTTTCTATATTAATGAAACCAGTTGTTGCTGGATCCATATTACGAAAACACATTGTTTTACCTTTACCTGACATACCTACTAAAGCAAACTGATATATTTGTCTTGCCATAGTAGTATTTAAGTTTGTTAATGTTAAAAAAATGAGGGCTCCAATTTCTCAGAACCCTCATTATAGAGTTCTAGAGTTCAATTAAAACGCCTTTACCAGTCCAAATATCCCTGTGGATTTCGTACCTTTTGCCTTTTATTTTAACATACTCATAGCCCGTAAACGGATCTATTTTTATAGAGTATTGGCTAAAACCAACTTTTACAAAGTTAGTAAAAACTCTTACTCGTTGTTTTCTTCGAGGTTTTCTCGCTTTCGGAAGTGAAATCTGTATATCAATTGTCATATCTTTCTTCTTTTTAGGTTTTTGCCCTGCAAAAAGATATAGTTCCTCAATAATTTTATTGAAGTTTTTGCTTACTGAATAGTTTCTTCTTCCAAATGCATCACCTAACCATGATTGTATCAAAGAGTTTGTTTTTGATATTTCATAATCATAATTTGGTTTCTTGTCAAATACAAGAACGTTATCTTTTAATAAACTATTAAGCGTTACTTTTCGCTTTGGGTTTCGTTCAGTAAAATTTAGTTCTTTGATTGTCTCGAAAATAGTTGGTAGATTTTCATTTTCCCTATCAACTATTATTGTGAATCTATCATTTGATTTTTTCATATTATTTATTTAAAGTTTAATTGGTTAATATCTCTGAGATCTACTTCATCGATTCTATTATATTTCAAGTTATTTTCAAAACTTAAAATTTTAGGCTCTCCTTCCCTGTTCTTTAAAAAATGCATATAGATTAGTCCTTTGACGGGTAATGGTTTTGGGCCAGGACCATATTGATCTATACCTAATAATTCAGGGCGGTGTAGTATTATCACGTAGTCGCTTGTCTGAAATAAGGAATCACTACCAAATATATCTCTACGCATTGGAAAATGCATGTTAGGATTGTTTACTCGGTCTTTATCTTCTATTTCTCTATTCATTTGACTAAGTTGTATGATAGATATTTTACCATATTTTTTTCGTTCCATGAACATGTGTTGTAGATTAGAAATAATTTCTCTTTCACTTTCAGTAGATCTTCCTTTTGTTAAGAGAGTGTGATCTAATATTACTATTAACCACTTGTATTTCATTTCTGGTAACAACTGAAATGATATAATTGTGTTTCTTATTTGATTAACAGTACCTGGGCAATCTACATAATAGATTGGGTATTGTTTAATCTTGTTTGCGTGTTTGAGGATATCCTCATAGTCGACATCAGATACTTTATAAGTATCGTCAGTATTAGAAGCACTGTAGAGTTCTGCAGTTGTCTTTTTAAGTTTATAAGACAGCTTTCTTCCTACTTGCTTTGATGCCATCATTTCAAAATTGAAATTAAGCACCACAAAGTTCTCATTTGTATTCATTTCGAATAAATCTGTTTCTAAACTATTAGCAAAGGAAGATTTCCCTGCTCCTGAAATTCCACAAATACTGTATATAGCATTAGGTTCAATACCACCCATACATTGTCTATTAAATTTAGGCCAACGTGTTCTTAGAGATTGTACTTTACCGTGTCTACGGTTATTGATATAGTCTAATATCTCTGTTGTTGCATCAGATATATGTTTTATTTCTAGATTATTCGATTGTGGTTCCATATTTTTCAGTTGTTATTGGTACAGAATTTATTTCGTCTTCAAAGGATTTCCACATTTGTTGTCCAATCCATTTAGACATTCGTACCATATATTTTAAGGAACCATCATGTGTTCTTTTATTTACATCAAATTTTAAACATTTGAGTATATGTTGATGTTGTGCTTGTTGCATTTTAGTTGCTGTTAAATACAACATTCTACATTGTCTTTGATCCGTTCTTAAATAATCTACAACTCCGTCAGATCGTATTACACTTTTAGGATATGTATTTAAGAATTCTTCAAATATTTCATCTGGTTTAAGTAAAGCATATAATGCATTACCTGTTTTACATTCACTATAATCGTATGAGTTTTGTAACCAGCTCTTAGATGTTAGGTATTTTAATTCGATTAATTTCATGAAGATCTTTTCAGATTCTTCTTTTGTAAAGTTTAAACTTAAAAATGATGTTAATAAATTAAATTCTTTCTTTTTAATAAGAATAGCTACAAAGAATTCATTTGGTGTCAGTTTCATTTTTTCTAATAATGCTACTGAAAATTCTATTATCATTTAAAATAAACTTAATTGTGGATTAATAATTTCGTCAACAATTTTATTGGTTTCTTTAATATAATAACCATAATCTATGTTATAATCCTTAATATCTTTATTATTATTATTATTATTTAGAATGGATACTTGTCTGTTTATACAATAACTAATATACTTGTTTTCAAGTTTATCTACTTTGTATAATCTACCACCATTTGTTGATATATAAAAGCGTACAGTTTTCTGTAATTCTTCTATTTTGTGTGAACCATTTTCTATTGTATGAAATTCGTTTACAAATTTTTTATCTGTTTTTTTAGCTATGCAAAAACTATATATGTTTTGCTCATCATATATAGTTGATTCAATTGGAGTATTATGTACATACAAGTTATATAGTGCTTTAGATATAATTGGTTTATCAATGCCTTGTCTAAGACTTATCTCATCAGACTGTAAGAATACTCCCTTCTCTTTTACAGAATCATTGTATTTTATAACTATATAATTGTTAACATCTCTTCTAACATACTTTTTATAATCAGTATATTCTAAATTAAATTTTGTGCGTTTACTCCATTTATTGCAAACTTCTTTGTACAATTCTCTATCATGAACTAAAGAAACAATACCATCTGTATTAGCTGATAGTACTGCAAATCCAGCAAGAGTTAATGCTTCTATTAACATTAACATATACAACTGACCATTAATTGTTACTCGTAATCCTACTAGAGGATCATACAACCAATGGTGTTCATACATAGTTTTACCAAATACTGAATTAACTAATATTTTTAACACATATGCTTCAGTAGATCGTCCTTCTTTTTTTGCTTTTAATCGTTGTTGTACAATATTTTTGTATAAATCTAAAAATAATGAACTTAAATGTGCTGGATATAAATTATTATTAATAATTAAATTTGGATACATTGATGTTATATCACAATCTATTATTTCCACATCTTTGTCATCTTCTTTAGAAAATACACCAGGTTTGTCATCAGAGTGAATTCCTCCAATACCTAGTTTATATTTAACTCCTTCATATATAATGGATTTGTTAAAATATGGTTGATTCATAAAATATTTTTGAGATCTAATTTCATCTAAGAGTTTCTTTAAAACAGGCGTTTTAAATTCTATATCATCAAATACAATATTTTCATAGTGTATTATTTTACGATATGTACGCATGTCTCTTAGATCCTTTATTGTTATACCAGATTCTTGTGAATACATTTTCTCAAGAATTCTATTTGCCATACCACTATCAGGTTCAGACATTAAATCTATATTATATTTTTCTCCTATCTCCCATCTTACAGTTATATCTTTAATTAATTTATGATACAACTGTTCTGTTATTTCAACATCATTTAGGTTATATTTAAACATTAAGTCGAGATCTTTATCTTCTATTATGCCTTCTGGTTCAATTGGTAAATCCTGTATAACAGGCCAATTTAAATTTACAGCTACTAATTTTAGTGACTTTTTGTCTACATTACCTACTTTCATTAAATCTATTGATTTAAATGGTAATCTGTATTTATATTCAGTATTATTATTATATATAATACTCCACATAAAATCAAATATTTTTTGACATAATTCTTCTTCATCTAATGTATTAAACTTTTCATAATGTATGAATATATAGTTTAATATTTGATTATCAAATGACTTAGAATTATAACCAACAAACCATTTATCTCTATTAATTTTAATAAATTTATATAATGCTGATAATTCATTTTTATGATTGTTCTGATAACTATGATATATGATGTAATTTATTATTTCTTTTGTTTTTACATTTTTAAATGTTACACTAAAATAATTTTTGTAACATTCTATATCATATATGTAAATCATTGTCAGTAGTGTTTTAAAGCTATCTAAGACACTATCTCTTTATAAGGGTATTATATACCCACTTTAAAGGATAATGTCTTAAAAGGCTTAATATTAATCCCAAATCTATGAACAGCACTTAATGCGCATTGCTTATTCACAGTTTTATATACCGTTTGGGACCGGTGTTATATATAAAATTTTGGTATACAAAATTCTATGTTATTTTTTAGTAAAATAAGGCACTTAATTATACGTGCTATACTACTATATTGTTACACCAAACAGACATATTTATTTGGTCTGCTTAGTTATCTTTCTTTTACGTTTTCGAAACATTGCTTCACGTCTTGATTTACAGGTTCCTCCTGATTTATCAAATTTTAATGCAGTTCGTTCAACTATACGTATTATACGGTTACTTCTATTTTTACTAATTTTTGGTGTATAACCTAAAGATATAAGTATATTTAAATTAGCCATATAAGTTGAAATTGTAGTTCGTTTAATTTTAACGAAACCTTTTGCCTTTTTAGGTTTTTTAGTTCTATAAGGAGATATTTTACTATTACGAGTAACTGTAATACTTGGTATTTCTCCTCTTTTCATTCCAGCGCAGTATCGTCTATAAGATTCTCTTGCTTGTCTTATAGTTATATGTAATTCTCTGTTCATATTAATTCTTTAATTATTTGATCAATTGAAAGTATTTTATAACCACATGCTTTAAATCCAACATCTAATCTTCTATTAACTTCTTTTGATCTACCATGAGAATGTCCATGTAAATGAATTGATTTCATAGCCATCATATTTGCCCATGATTCTATAGGATAATGAAATAATATAAATCGTTGTTTTTGATAATCAAATGAATAATAATATTTTATCCATTCAAATTGATCTCTAAGATATGAACATTTCATTATTGTTCTATAATCATGATTACCTAAAATTAAATACTTTTTACCATTTAATCTTAATAAAAATTCTTTAATTTGACTATTACTTCCACCTGCGGCAACATCACCTAAAAGATATGTTTCATCATCATATGATATTGTTTCATTCCATACATATATAAAATACTCTCTATAAGTTTTTAAATCTGAAAAAGGTAATTGATCATATTCAATTATATTTTTATGAAAAACATGTGGATCTGCTGTAGCATATATCATAATTTATGATTTTAAACCAAAATTATCTAATTTACTTTCTCTATATAATAATTCATTAGTTAAAATAGTAGTATAATATAAAGGTATTTTATATTTATTTTTATCAACATCATTGAGAATTGCTTTAATATGATGAAAATTCATATCTTTAATAAGTATCCATTCAGTATTGGGTAATCGATTATTATTTGCATCAAAATTTCTACCCCAAAGAAGTACTTCTCTAGGTTTACAACCTTGATCAATTAAAATATTATTTTCTTCATCTAACCAAATTTTCATCTTATCTGGTACTAAACCAAGATTGATTAGCATTTGGCCAAATCTTAAATCTGAATATTTACACCAATAATCATATATTATACTTTTATTTTGATTAATAAATATTGCATTTCTTAATGTTTGAGGTATATCTATACCCCATCTTTCTTCAAGTTTATCATAATTTATATTTTTGATAAATATTGGTATTCTTTCTATTGGTCTCATGATTTAAATTGTTTTAAAAAATTTCGTACACTTAGTCTTTTTTTTCGATTTGATTTAACATTAATGTTTGTTGGATTCATTCTTTCAATCATAGCAAGTTGTACATTGGTTGGATTCATACCTAAATTATTCATACGTTTAATAAAAGCGTATCTCATTATCCAATAAGTATGTATATCTAATTTGCTAATTTGTCCTTTACAATTAATATATGTTAAATCAGAGTGTAAGTTTTGTCGTTTTTTTAAGACGATTATAGGCTTTTTTATTTTTTCTGATTGAGGCATATTCCTTCGCTTCTTGATATGAAATATATACGGCTTTGAATGGTTTTGTGGTAAGTCTTGTTTTCTTACTTTTCTTTTTTTCCATTTTCCAAGGCTTTTCAACAATTTTTTGTGTTTTTTGATTTTGTTTTTGTTTATCATATTTTTTAGCTTTTTGACGTGCAAAATATGTTTTTAATTCTTCATTATTTTTACGTCTAAATTTAATACCTACTTTTTTAATACCACCACCTTTATCAATTATTATATCTTTAAAGTTCTTGTCTTTTTCATATTTCCATGATACGACATCTTTTGGACGACATAAATATTCTCCAGTAACTGTATTAAATACACCTTCTTTGAATATGGCTACTTTTTCAACAATATTTTCATTACTTTCTTTAATATTGATATGAACAAGTTTATCTTGATTAGGTAATTGTTCTTTTAATTTACTATAATCAATTCTAGTAACAGATTTTATTGTTTCAAATTCAACTGGTTTGATTGAATTTTTAACTTTACATCTTTTCTTACCAGGTATAACATTTCTTCCTATAAATTCTTGTCTAAATTTATTTCGTTTCATACCTTTAGTATATTCAAATTTAGTTCTTTTTGGTTTAATCTTTTTTCCAGTAAATATACCATGTGTAGTAAGTTTTAAATACCTAATAAAATCATAAATTTTATTATCAGACCAAAGTAAATTATTATCTTTTAAAATATCTACGATTACTGCTACTTTAACACTTTTAGATAATGTACTAATAACAGTTTTATATATACTTATAAAAGATTTACTCCATTTTTCTATAAGCATAAATTTATCATTTCGTCTTTCAATACTTTCAAATTCTTTTTTAAGTACATCCAAACATTTATAATCTTTATTTTTAAGATATTTAATATTATCTTTTAAGGATTGCAATTTTCTTTGTTCTATTATTTCTGATGTAATTTTAATTTCCTTATGTGGTTGTACACTAGTAAGAATTCTTTTAAAAACCGTATAAGCTGGTCTAGTAAATTTAGTAATAAAATGAACTTTATCTTTGAGTAACTTATCATTTTCATCATATACTTTAAGAGTTGGTCTTCGAGAACTATACATTATTTTTTCTTCAGGTATAATTTTAATGACCTTTTGTTCTTTAATTAATCTAGAATGTCTTCTTATTTTTTGATTTTTATGTCTTTGACTTCTTGCAATACCTTCACCTTCTACACCACCTATTTGAGTAAGCTTTTGTTTTTTAGGAAAATTCTTTTCTCTTAATAATTCTTTAGTTTTTAAATATATACGCCATTCTTGTTTAGTAGCATAACTATATTTGCTATTTTTAGCATTAATAAGTTTATCGGCTTTATTTTTCCTAACTCTGAAAACTACATCTTCAGCAGATGCTGTTTTTATACATATTAATCTATTAGTAATGGCACTAGTTTTCCCTGGTTTATTAGGATCTGATACCATTTCGATATACTTTTCAGGTCGTTGCTTATATTGTTGTAAATTATATTGGTGTCTAGCTTTACGTTTTTGTTTAGCTTTGTTTCTTAGGAATTTTCTTTCAGTACTGGATTTCCTATTTGATCCAGTATATATTGTTGTATGATCTACCCAACCTGCATGAGCTTTTTCAGCTTCATCATCTGATGTATAACCATTTTCAATTTTGTCAGCCTCATATTTTTCTTGAGTAAAAATTGCTTTAGTTTTAATATAAGGTTTTCCTCTTTTTCTAATTGTATTTGTTGTTTGTTCATGTAATGTCTTCATCGGCAATGCCTCCAACGGTGTTTGATTAAGAATTAATACTTTTTCATCAAACCAATGATATAATGGTACTTTATCATTAGTACCTTCATTTTCCCAACTAATACTATATTGATTAGGTATATATATCCATGGTTTACTTTGTGGAAATGGTTTTGTAGCTGATAATCTACCTTTAATTTTACCTTTACTATTTGGATCATCCTTATGAGATACAAAATCTCCTACTATAAACTTAAATTTATTAATTACCATAGGAGAGTTTTTCCATATTTTCATAAAATCTCTATTATATTCCAATATATTCAAAAATTTAGTAGGAAAGGTGTAATTGTAATAGTAAGGTAATATTTCACCTAAACCAGTAACATAACTTCCTTTTAATCTACAAGAAAATCCAGGTTTAATTTCATTGATTTTAATATCTCGATATCTTGAATCTATATGATTTGCTTCATTTATTTGCCAATCTATCGGTTTTATACCAGTAGTATCTTTAATAAAATTTAATATTGTTTCATTATCAGCATTAGCAAATAAAGGATAAGTATTTTTTACTACATCTATTATTAGACGCAAATCATGCATATCACTAAAATATGATGATTGTATTTTATCATTTAGCATAGGAAGTTCTTTAGAATACTTAATAATACCATCCTCTTTTAAATTTTGTAGCAAGTCATATGCTTTATTTGTAAATGAGAAATTTTTCATAATAAAAAAGGGAACTAAATTAATAGTTCCCTTAATTGTCTTCAGTAGTTAAACTTACTTTTTAAATTTCAGTGACAACTTTACCAAGACCTCTTCCTCTTCGATTTGGAAGAAGTTTTTTGATAGAGCTAAAAACGTTGTCATTGTCATTATCATCATCAAACTCAACATCGGCAAAATTTCCCCCAATAATTTTGTTTAGATTAAAGTTAAGTTTTTTCTCTTTTTTAGATTCAATTGTTTCATCTGGAACAGAAATACGAATACGAATATTAGTATCATTTTCTTCAGATTCACCTGTAAGTTTGTCAAGTTGTTTTTTAAGAATACCTCTTCTCCTCGAAAGTATTGCAGAAGGAATACGTCCTTCCAACCTTTGAAGTTCATCAAGTCTTGCGGCAATTGCTAAAATTTTAGCAATTTTGTTAAATTGTTTTTTTGTCATTTGATTAATTTGATTAAGTTAAACATAAATACATGATTCATTATCACAAAAAAGCTCTGGTTTGCTATCCTCTGTAATATTTTTGGTATTAAAAATCTTAATTTTACTTAAAATTTCTTCATACTTTTCTTGTGTAATTTCTTCATATGGCATTTGTGAATAACTTATAGATGTTGTTTTTGGTAAAAAACTTACACCTTTCAACTTATATTGAAAATAATCTAGAGCAGTTTTTATTTGATTTTTTTCCCATGGTTTAAAAGTAATGGTACAAGATACTTGATTATCTGCCCAATGTTCTTGTAGAAATGAAGCTAATAGTAATTGTTCCCATAAAGTAACTTCGTTAATTGTTTTACAATTACCTACAAATACAGGAATTTCTACAACTAATGTTGTAGTTGGATCATCAGTTGCTTCTTCAATATGATAACCACTATCTTTTAATGGTTTAATGAGTTCAGATGATTTAGCTATTCTAATTCTACGAATATAATATTTACTCTCTGGAAAATGCATACCTGGAGTAACACCAGCTAACAATGATACTGTACCACTTGGTTTAATTGAGGTAACTTTAATAGATTTAGGTATAGCTAACCAATCAGAATATATATCATCATATTTTCTAATTGTATCATATCCACTTCTTGTCCATTGTTTTAATGTATCTAAGGAATTTATACTAATAAATTGAGCAATACCACTTGTAGATGTACCAATTCTTCTATTACGTAATTGTACTCTATTAGTTTCAGCCCAATGACATTGACCTAATGTAACTGTTTTAGCAAAGAGATAAGCAAATTTTAAAGTTCTATTAAAATCATCTATATTATCATTTAGTGTAGGAAATGTTTCTACTAAACAACACATTTCATAAGATTCTAAAGTTTGTTCTAAACAGGGATTACCTCCACTAGCTTTTTTGTCTTTAAAATCCTTATGGCTATTTATTCGACTAAATTCTTTAGCATTATCTAACCAATAATATCCTGGTTCGCCATTCATTGCTGTTTGTTCAGCAACTTTACTATAATCCATACCTAAAGTAGCTAATATACTATTATTTGATGTCCATCCATATTTAGCTCTTTCTTTACTTTCTCCTCTGTAATCATTTATTTGGGTATCCCAACGATAATCTTTAAGTTTTAAATATTCATCATTAACATTACCAAATACTATTTGTGCTGTACGTCTTACATTACCTGCCACTACACATACTCCTTCTAAATTCATTATATCTACTATATTAGTAATAGATATTAATTTACCTATACAAGGAGTTAATTTATTTTTTAGTTCATTATGTAATATTTTTAATGGTTCTGGTCCAGCACTAACACCACCAAATGTTCTTATTAAAGAACCAGCTAATCTAATTAAGGAATAATCAAAGATTGGCATTTCATCACCTTTAAAATATGCATTTAAAAGTAATTTTAATGATTCAACCCAACCTTCTCTTGAATCTGGTATTTTAAAATTAAATTCTTTACCAGGTTTTTGTATTGTTAATTTACCTGCACCTTTTATATCAAAGCCTACTCCTACACCTAACATAGACATATCCATCATATATTCAAATGGTTTACTATATTCTTTGTCAATGTATTCAGTAGATACAAATGAACATGCATTCAATGCAGCATATAATTTTCTTTTTTCTATAATAGGTGTTCCCATGGCCCATAAGGATCTACCACTTGGTAAAAACTTCATGTAGTACATTCTATCATACATTTCTTGAGCACTTCTATGTGCTTTATCTTCATTCCATCCTAAATTATATCTTAGTATATGTTCCTTTTGTATATTATATACCCCATTAACAACACGTTCAATGGTTTCATGCCAAGATTCAGTTTTAATGTTAATAGATTTACAATCTTCACAAAAATTCTGTTTTATCTTATTTGTATTTATATTATAAGATCCACATTTAGAACATTTTAATCTAGAATAGGTTCTTAGGTATACTATTTCTCCTAAGCCATTAAATCCAAACGGTGGTTTAATGGTTTTATATTTGTTAATAAATTCTTTTTTTAATTCAAATCTTTCCATACTTTATCAAAATAAAAACAAGGAGCCTTTAAGATTCCTATTTACTATATTTCGACGAAACATAATAATTCTGGTCACTTAATACTCCTTGTTTTATACATTTAATTATGATTATCTAGATTTATATCAGTTCTAGTTCTGTATAGACTTCTATTTCAATTTCATGATCGTGATTAAAGTCAGAAAGTATTGTTTCGTATTCTCTGATTTTAATTTCAATCTCTTTCAATTCTTTTTCTACTTCAATATATGAAAGTTTAGCTTTGTATTCTACAGTTTTACCAGCAGATTTTAAGGTTGTTCTTTCTCCTTCAAAAGTATTAAGAGAATTTAAAAAGGCTTTACGCCTGTTAAAGTTAGATAAAGTATAGATGTTTTCATTGTTGCCTTGTTCATTAGCTTTAGCAATAACTTCTTTTACTTTTATCAATTGTTCTAATTTCAACTCGTACTGAGATTTCTTTAAAGAAAAGTCTATTTGAGATTCTTCAGTAACAGGTCTAGAATTCCATTTTCGCATAAGACTTTCATCTTTACGAATATTATCTTCCAGATCTACTTTAACTCTTAATAATTGGTCTAGTTTTATAATTGATGTTTTTGTTTCTGCCATTTTTAATTGATTTAAGAGATTCCCGTCTTATCTCAATTTATACTGTGGCCCTATACAAAGGCAAAACCTTTTGTATTTCATTAAGTGTTTGCATATACTCAGATTTACCGTTAGTTATAAATCTAATAGGATCTATAACCCTATTATTTTTAATTATCTCGTAATGTAGATGTGGCCCTGTAGTCATACCAGTGTTTCCACTAGTAGCGATTATCATGCCTTGTGTAACGATATCTCTTTCTTTCACATTAATATGATCTAGATGAGCATATCTTGTCTTAAAACCATTTAAATGGTTAATAAGAATGTAATTTCCATATCCATATTTCTTTAATCTAATTTCTTCAACATATCCTTGACCGGTAGCAAATATATTTGTACCAATTGGTGAAGCAATGTCAATTCCTGTATGAAATATTTTTGTTAATTTTACAGGATGAAATCTATATCCAAAACCATCACTAACTTTAATAAAAGATCCACTATCTATTGGAGATATAATGGGAATCCTATTTATGTCAAAGTTAGGTATATTGGATACTATATTTGAAATACTTGTGAATAAACTACAATTTGTTATATTTCGTTCTTTTACTTCTTTAAAATTTGGTGCGTATGATAAAGTATGAAAAGTAAAAAGAAATAAAAGTCCGAATAGTAACTTTTTCATATAAATAGTATTGGTTAATACTGGATTATTAATAAAATTTGATATTTTATTTATCAATCTTATTATTCCATTTTGCTTTGAAAGCAAAAAAGGTAATAACTTATACGTTACTTATTGATTATTGTTTCCGTTTGAGGAATATTTGTTTGATACCTAAGCTTACTAAATTTTAGTTTCGCTTATATTCAGCTACTTATGTCCATTACCACGAAAAGGTATTTAGCTAAAATGGACAGGGATGAAATTAATCATCCCATGAGCACTTAAAATGGTTAGGCTATATTCAAAGCGATATTAATATCGTAGAATTGCCTGGTTATTTTCTTTACTTCTTCCCTGAAAAACATATTTAAAAAATTCCTATATAAAACAGGGTGATTTAACACAGAAGTCGCATTTTTCCAACGTTTTAACGCTTGTTTAATATATACATTAGATAATTGCGACAAGACAATACCATCTTTTTTTATCGGATTTGATAAAACTTCAGATAGTGTATGTGAGAATTCGGGCAACGTATGATGTTCAGTATGGTAAACTTTATGAATTCCATATTTGATAAAAGTATATTCATCATACAAATAATCTATTATATTATTTGCCCTATTATGTAATAAATCTAAAACTATATAAGAATACTTATTGTATAATTGTTTATAAGGAGTATCATTTCCATTATTTATTTTAGTTTGTAAATCTATTTTTTCTAATCTTTCTGGTATGTAAACAGTACATAATTCTGTAATGTGTACAGATTTTCGTAATGAAAACAAATTCCACCAAAAAGATTTACTTAAGAAAACGATACCTAAATGATTAAATGTCACATAACCATATTCTGGAAAAAGTTTAAGTATCATTTCCTTAAGTTTCTTTTGTTGTAATTTTGATGGTGTTATTAATTGCATAAAATTATGTATATAATGCTATTAACTCTTGTAACATGTAATATTCATGATTCCAGAGTAGTGTCAATACATTAGATATACAAAAATAACCTACAAAACCAATAACAGTAAAAAGTAACAGCTGTATTAATAATATAGGCCATGGTTTTCCATCTCCGTATGTCCAAACTTTATAAATTGATAAATATCCTAAGTATAGAATCACTATAAGATATGTTATTAAATTTAAAGTTCTTTGAATTCTAATGATAGACTCAATTTTTGTAGTAGTATAATTTAATTTTTCTGTAATTAATTCACCATCAGATTTATTTCTTTTTTCAATTTCTTTAATATAAGCACTAGCTATTGGTGTAAAATCAGTTAAAGTTTCTATAATTGATTTAGATACAGAGCTTTGGTTATTTATACTTTGAGTAAGAGCTCTTTGTAAATTATCAATTTTATTTGCATGTGACTGATTTGCTACGCTAATACTTATATTCACTGTATCTTTATCAACAGTGTTTATAGTGTTAGGTTTTGATTCCTGTGTTGTAAATGACAACAGTGGTGTTACCAATAACACTAACAACATAATTAGCTTTTTCATAATTTTGATTAATTTAATTTATTTGTCTTGCTAATTTTGCATTGATTTTTTTTAGAATTTTTTGTTTACGGGTAATTTGAACTTTAATAGGATTAAATCCTGGTTTTCTAGTAAAGTTTGTAAAAACTTTTTTACCTCTAGTAATAGCAATGCTCCATTGTTTACGTAAACGTTTGGTACCTTTTATACCAAACCTAAGTTTTATTTGTTTTATTGTCATCTTAAGAAATTCTAATGATGAATTTCCTCAAGAGCTTCTGTCAAATAATTCTGAGTACGTTCAAGTAATTTAGCTCTTCTTTCGCATTCTTTAACAGATACTGCCATAAGAGCTTTGAATTTCTTCATAGCTTCATCTTCATCATAAATAACAAGAACTTTCTTTTCTTTACGACCAAGATCGCCAGTAAGATCAATTGTGTGATCACCATTGACAATACATTGTTCAAGATCATCTGTAAGAACAGAAGCTTTAACCATTACTGGTGTATAGCTATATGCAAACATTGGAAAAATCTTTACATCATCTTCAGTTATTTTAACTCCTGATTTTGAATCAATAGTTCCTATGTCTGCAGGATCAATAACTGGATATGGACGAACAATATAGATTGATTCTCCAGGTTTAGGTATTAAATCCATTACATGATCTGGAAGAGCTTTAGGTTTTTTAACCTTATTTGTATCTTTTCCAGTAATTTCAATTTTAATGTTTGTTGCTTTTTCGTTGCTCATTTTGATTGTTTATTAATGTTGGTTTAACATAAAACTTATCATTTTGACTAAATAAATAAGAAGCAATTTTTTTACTTCTTAGCATATGTCCAAACAATTTAACTTGTTGATTGATAAGACTGATCTCAGGTATAATTTTAGTTATACCTAGTGGATAATTGTTGGGTATTACTACCCATAACCTGGTTAAGGGATGTTTTTTATTTCCCCAATAAACATACGGTAAGCGATACGTGTGTTTATCCCAATATTTTTTATATGGTCTAAGAAATGTTTTAAGGCCTATCTTTTTTCTAAAGTATTGATATTCTCGTCCTTTTAGGATTATGAAGTAACATCGGTAAACTTTATAAATTAGACGTATACCACCATATAATTGATCTTTGTCTGTTTTTTGTGTCAAATCTGGTACATAGCTTTTTTTTAATTTAAATAAAAATTTTACCATGATTTAACATATTAATGATTATTAAAATTATGTAGCCAAGTAAGGGAGAAGAGCACATGATTAGTTGCATTTTAATCGTAAACCGCTGTAGTGTCCTTGAACTCTGAATGTTTTAGCTCTGATATGTCTGGTATATGATTTCAGAAGGTTTACACCTTACTTCTTTGCTAGCCCACGGAATTTCATCCATGCCTATATCTGCGTTTTAATTCATGCAGAAATGAATTTTGAATTTTCCTTTTAGTTTGCCTTATTCTTGATACTCATTATTTAGCTACTTACATAGATTTCATCCTATGTACTACTATCATAATATCTATATATATGACACAACAAACTCTAATGAAAAGTTTCCCCAAACGTTAGATTCGTGTTCACTAAATAAATTCACCCTCTACACCTGACAAGCTATTTGTAAATAGAATAAACAAATATTTGTCTCCCTTGTAGGTATGAATACTAACAAATAATTTTTTTTGAATACTACTTAATTATCGACCTCGGTCGGTGATTGGTTCTATGATTTTGGACATCATATCGTAGAAACTGCTACGACCAGTTGTGTACCCTTAGTATATCTTTTTCGAAATCTGATATAATTTGGAATTTAAATACTACTGTACATCTCATATGTAGAAACGACTAGCTTTTACCCCTCATTTTATATATACTTTTTTGGCAACTAATTTACCAATTAACTTCCCAATCACAAATATTAGTCTATTTGCAACGATTCTTAAATCTTGCGAAATATTAAATAACAGTAGTTAAAGATTTTTTTGTAATTTTGATCAGTACATCTAGGCTCTTAGACTACATCATGAATCCATAGTTAACTCAGATAATAGGAGATGCAGAAGCACTACCAACGGTACAATTACTAAAAACATTAGTTTTCTTTTCGTTTTAGAGTGTATAATTCTCTTTTCTTGAATACGACCGATATTTTACACAATACTTTCATATTGTAACGGCGGTGGGTTCTTACCACGAAGCCTTATGTATTTTAATATAAGTATATAGTCTTGGTTTTGTATGTGACTTCAATAACTCATCTTAGATATGCTCTTGCCAAGCATAGTTTTAGACCTGTTAAAGTTTCAATTGTTGTTATTCCAATCTTTTACTCAACCCTAGAGAATTACTAGGTATCAAACTCCTCAATATTTTACTGTGAGGTGGCAGATTCCATCTAAATTAGTTGTCAATCATTTAAAATGTATGTTAGTTAAGTGCTTCCTATAGTTCGTTGTAATATTATCAGGTAAATGCTAAATTACCCTAATTAGTCCTTACTATAGTTTAAGTTCCTTTTCCCCCAGTAGGAGATAGTTCAGTAAGTTGCATCTGAACAACATTAACATACAAATACATTACAGTTTCAGTAATGTATAAATGGTTTCTAATTGATTTTAGACTTTACAACCTTAACGAATTAACCCAAGGATTTTCACCTTTTGCGTTGTATTTCGAATTGTATAAAAGCTGTACATGAACATTTATTCCTTATTGTGATATCGTTGAACAACTTATATGGTTCCAGAGACTAATATATAGTATTAATACTTTTTCTAGAGTAGCATATAGTAGGTTTACAGTTCTGATTGTCTCACAATTGTAATTTTACAACAGGAAGTATTTTCATAGCGTACCCCGTTTGATTTAGTTAATATGTCCATTTGCCTAGGATGGCTACATTATAACTTATCCATCTGACGGTAGTATACATCACGTTGTGCACATTTTATGAAGTTAACTTTGAATATATATCCTCGCAGTAGTCCTCAAAAGTATTGCGTGTACTCGGTGCAGTTTATAGCGTATAATACTGCAATTTATCAACAACATTACGCATACCATTAAATTTTAGTATAGCAAAGTTGCTGAGACGAATCATTGAAGTTTTATCAAGTTCTGTTGCCATAGTGTGGATAATTTCTCTAACATTATCCCATGTCATATGTCTTGAATCAAGAAGATCTTCTCTTATTTCAACATATAAATTGTAAACAGGATTTTTGTAATCTTTATCCCAATTACGTTGAAGAAAACAATCTCTTATTAACCAATTATCTTTTAAGGTTTTTTCAAATAAATCAAGACTTGTTAACCAAGGTTCAGTTATTTCACGTAAATCATCTTCATGTCTACGTTTTTTACCATAAATAAATAAATAATGACGATCTCCTTGATTAGGTACATTTTTTATAAACATACCAAGATCTTCGGATCTAATTAATCTATTATGTTCTTCTAAACAAACTTCTCCAACAGTTAAGTTAGTAGATGTAATAAATCCGTTTCCTTTACTTCCATCAATATATATTTTATCATACAATTCATTTGTAGTTTTTAATAAAGTTCCACCTGATTTATAAATAAATTCCTTGTGTGAAAATAATTCTGGATCTTTAAATGCAAGAAAATTACCTTCTTCTAAAAATCCATAACTAGATGAAAACATTATTTTAGAATGCTTTAATATATCCAAAACATTACATCCTAATTCTTCATTTAAAATGTGTATCTTTGTTACTTGTTCTCCAACAATAGATCTAAGTTCAGCATTTAACCTAAATGTAACTATAGGTTTAGTTAAATACCATTTTGAAAATGCAAACCAAATTTTATTTGAAAGAACATTAAATAGTATTGTATCCCAAATTACTTTAAAATTATTTGATGAAATAAAAAGTACGGTTGGTTTATGTTCTGAATTATTAAACATTTCTTTTAATTCTTCACCAGAAGTTAAAGTAGCATCTGTTTCAGCTAATATGTATTGTGTACCATTTAGTAATCCTAATATGTTGTATACACCTGGATAAAATTCCATATCTGCAATAACGCTTACTTTATCGGTAATCTTAAGTCCCATAAAATGAGATAAAGCTACCATGGATTTTCCAAGTAGTCTGTATGGTATATTTACAATTCCTGATGAGGTACTTGTGCCTGGTGATAAAATACTAACTGATCTGTTTGGATCGTTTGTTAAAATAGTTCTTCCTCTTTTAAATAAATTAATAAATTGAGAATTTTTTACATACTTTTGTTCTCCCATAATTTCTAACATTTTCATGATAGTTTCTATATTTCCAAAAAACTGAAGTATATTTATACCCTCTAATTCTTCTAATTGTTCAATAGCAGATAATATTTCTTTATCTACAAATAAAACATTGATATCTCTTCTAGATAAAATAGAATTAACTATTTCATCCAATGAAAATTTAGGAGATATCATAAGTAATTTACTACCTGTTAAAAAACAATACAAAAATAGTATAGATTTAAATAAAATATTTTCTGATATTACTACTATTTTAGCATCATTAAATGGATCGACATTTTTTAACTTATTGGTAATATATTTGTCTAGAGCTGTTAATGCACCATATAACGTTTTGAAATGAAGTATCAAATTGTTATTGGTCGAAGTGTAAAACATACGATTTGTATGATGTTTACATTTGTTGAGTACATGTGCAAATACATTTTTCATTATCTTTCAGCTTCTATTCTTAAAACTATGTTTTTACCTACATTTACTTTTTGAATAATAGTAGCTTGAACAAAGTTATCGTGTACTTCAATAGTATAAAATATGAATTTGTCTTTAAGATCTTTTTGGTAATATATTTCTTTAGAGCTGTTAATGCACCATGTTTTACTAAGTTTATCTTCATTAAAATTAGTAAATTCAAGCATTAAGGTTTTAGATGACATATATTCTGGTATAATTATTCTAAAAAGACCATTATGATTTCTTTTTATAAAAGCCATAATTTGTGCTTTAAGATTTTTTATTCTACCAGCTCTTTGCACTGTATTAAGATTAGGTTCTGTGCTTTCTTGTGCTATTCGATAATCAAATATAGCACGCATAACTGCGGCAGTAGTTTCACCTACTATCATTTTTTTAATATCACTCATCTGCTAATAATTTTGATGTTCTGTAACGCATAGCCATAGCTGTAGTGTTCACCATAGCATCGTATAATCCTTTTTGTTTATCGCTTTTGGGTATTATTTTATCTATAAAATGAATTGCTTTTTGTAATTCAATTAGTTCTCCACTATAGAAAATACCTAAGGTTGAGTCTGTAAAATTTTCGTGAAGTAATATAAACTTTCTACCATATATTTGAGATTGTTTTTTACTACCGTATCTTACAATTTCCTCAAGTTCAGTATATCCTTGTTTGATATCTCGCATATTAACTGACCAATTATCTACATGTTTATGACCAAAATCAATACCATTTAGTAAAGGCTCAATTAACAATTTACAAGCTTGTTGTATTTGTAATTGATTATGTATCAAATTTAATTCAACATCTCTCAAGTCTGTAAAATGAGGAGCAGATACACTAAGACCACGTATCATTAACATTGTTTTACGTAATTGTAATAATGTGAGTCTTATATTTCGTATTAGAATAGAATAATATATTATCCTATTCATAGCTGTTTTACTTGGTTTCACAAAATTTATCATTTAAATAAAATAAAAAGTTCTAGTGCCTATCTGTATTAAACAGGATATAAAAACAAATATCGAAAGTTTAGAAAAAGCTAGGATAGTGCTTATCATAACAATGATAAATATTTTAAATTAAACACTAGAACTAAATTATTTATGAATACTAACTATTAACTTTTAGTAATAGTTTGACCAATTTCAACAATTCCTTTAATCATGTTTAACATTTCCAGATCTGTGGAATGAACATAATTATGAATTTGATTCTTTTTATAATGATGATCTTCTTTTGCTACTTTTAATACAGTTAGTACAGATTTTATTCCATCTTCAAAATTTGAAAATTCTTTAACTTTATCAAAAATAGCAATATTAAATTTATGCTTATTTTTAGCTTTTAGAATTTCATCATATCCTTTATATAGAATATCCGGATTAATTTTATTGGAATTGGTAGAAGGTTCTCCAGCAGTATTCTCTTCGTTGCTCTTGCCACTTTTTTGGGAAATCTGATTTTGACTTTTTTCTTGTGATTCCACTGAAGAGTCTTTGTCTACTACTGGTTTGGATTCCCCCGATTCATTACTTTCATCCTTTACAGTAAATATTGTTTCCAATGTTTCTTTAGTATCAGTTTCTTTAGTTTTAACTGGTTCAACTTTTGTTTCCTTAGGTTTAATAGTTTTATTATCTAAAGATCCCGCTACAACAGCAGGGCCATGTTCTTT